ACGAAGGTGATAAAAAACTTCCTTGGGAAGCTGAAGCCTACAAAAAAGAAATACCATTAAAAAAGAAAAAATGAAAGATAAGGGACTTTATAAACACGGTATGTATGGAGACAGAGATTCTATGGGTAAGAAAGCTGTACATAAAAAAATGGGAGAATACTTCCCACAGCAATCTTCACAGTTAGCAGAAGATGGAATGGCTATAGATGCTAGTAGAACTCCAGGTATGGAAATGTATGAAGCTGGCATGGCGCAAAAATCAAAAGAAGTTTTCAAGCAAGGTGAACAACACTTGCTCTATAAATCAAGAACTAAAAAAAGCGGTGTAACAGTTGCAAGCCAAAAACCAATAAGTGAAAACAGATTTAATAGAATTAAAAGAAAAGAGGCTCTTCACCAAACAGAAGAAGAACCAAATCCAAATCAAGCTAAATCAGGTAAAATATATACAGATGAGCAGATAGCTTCTATGAGTGATAGAAAAAAAATTAGAAAAGGTTTATCTCCTGGTGTTGAAAGTGAAGAACAGAATCATATGATGTTGGTGGTGGAGAAACTGTCAGTTTCAATAAAATGAGAAACAAAAATCCTAATTTCAAAATTGGTGGAAATCCTGAAGGTGGCGGTGCTTCTGGAGGTATGGGATTTGGTGGAATAAATGCTGAACTTCCTAAACCTAATATAGGAGGTCTTGGTATAGGTAAAAAAATTAAAGAAAAAAGATTAAATAGTAACATGGGTTCATCAAATAGAAATTCTCATTATTTAAATAAAGGAAATAGATTTTCTGCTAAGAAAACCACAAGACGTCACAAAAAAGGATTTTAAATTTCATGAAAAAATCTAAACATGGTTATAAAAGAAATTCTCCAGATGTTAATAAAAAACATAACATTATAGAAGGTTGTCATATAACAATGAAAAATGTAGATTTTAAAGTGTTAGGTGTAGACAATAATGGCTATGCAAAGGTGATGTATCCAGGTTATGATTATTATTTTCCAAATGCTAAATGGGTAAAAGAAACACCTATAAAATGAAAGATAAAAAGAAAAAAAAGTTTAGAGATACTAAAGTAGGGGTTTTCTTAAAAGAGAAAGCTCCTACAATTTTAGATACTGTAGGAGAGTTTTTGCCAGATCAAGGAGGGTTAGGTATAGTAAAAAATCTTATATCAGGTGATTCTAATATAGAACCTAAAGATAAGGAAACGGCTTTAAAGCTATTAGAGCAAGATATAGCAGAGATGAATAACATCTCAAGTAGATGGGCTAGTGACATGAAAAGTGACTCATGGTTAAGTAAAAATACTAGACCTATGACTTTAATTTATTTAACACTAGCAATGACGATATTTATAGTACTAGATTCTACAGTACTATTAGAAATAAAAACAGGTTGGGTTTCATTATTGGAAGCTTTACTAATAACGGTTTATGTAGCGTACTTTGGATCTAGAGGCGCTGAGAAAATAACAAAAATTAAAAATTAAACATAATGGCATCATTAGACCAAGAAAATATATATGCACCTAAAAGAGTAATAGATGGAAAGTTTGCAGACAATCCTAGAATAATGGGGCATGACTCAGTAGATATACATACATTAGGTTTAGGAAATCAAATTCCTGGAACAGGTAGTCCTGCTAGAGGCGCGTCATTGTACTGTGGACAAGCATATACATCTATTACAGTAGTATTAGAAGGACAAGCAACAACAGATGCGAGCGGAAATCCCGCAGGCACTACAGTTTTTAGAGGAATTGCTGCAGGATCGTTTTTGCCTATATTAGCTGTTCAAGTTCAAGCAACAAACCCAGCTACAACTCAAACAGGAGAATTAGTAGCATTACTATAAGTTATGTGGATAGGTATTTTAAACACTTTTCCAACTATAACTAATCTCCCTGGGCAAGGCGGAGGTAGTGGACCTACACCGCCAACTGTTTGTTATATTGAGTTAGAAACATCAGGTGGAACAGACTATGTAGAACTAGAACCAGTTGCATCTACTGACGTAATGATATTAGAACTTTGTGGAGGAACTCCTCCTACTTCTAATGTAATAGGGCAAAATGGTACCGATAACTTAATAACACAAAATTCAGAACCAATAATAATACAATAACATGGCAGATAAGAAATTCTCCGATTTTACAGTACAAACAGATTTAAGTAACTTTGATGGTTTAGTTGGATTTGATGGTGCAAATAATTATAAAATAACTCCAACGAATCTAGCAGCTAACTTAGATTTAGATAGTTTTACTACAGGTAAACTAGCTATTGCACAAGGTGGAACTAGTTCTATTACAGCTCAATCAGCTATTGATACATTAACAAATGTGTCAGGAGCTACAGCTGGTGATGTCCTTACTAAAAGTGGGGCAAACGCTGTATGGCAAGCGCCTGCAGCTGGCGGTGATCTTAAATGGACTAAAAGTTTTACTTCTAATGCTGAATTCGGTGGAGCTGCAGGAGTGCCACCATCAGGTTTTCCTTTTCAAGGACCTTACAATGCAGCTACAGCTTTAGCTAGTGCTAGTCAGCGTCCCATACCATACTTTATTCCTTTTGATTGTACGTTAACAGGAATGTATTGGAAATGGTGTGGAGATGCAGCTGTTGGAGCTAACGCCGCTGGTGACATTTCAGATCTATTTATATATACTTTCACTGGTGGGGATACTAAACCTGAACTTTCAGCAGGATGGGACACGACTGGAGATAATGCTACTGCTATATATTCAGAATTAATAAATCAAGCTGATGATGGAACTTGGCCTCAAAAATCAGATTTAACTTTAAATAGGACGTTTACAGCAGGTCAATTAATAATGCCTTTCAATATAGAACGTTTTGGGGCTAGTATTAATCCAACAAGTGCTTCGTGGGCGACTCTTCAACTTATATTTGAAGCAACTTAATAAAATAAACAATAATGGCAAACGAAAAATTTAGCGAATTTACGGTACAAACAGATCTTTCAAACTTTACAGGTTTAGTAGGATTTCAAACTAATACAGCTAACTACTATATAACTAAATCTAATTTCTATGATGATTTAGAAGCAAACTTAGATTTAACTGATTTTACAACTATATCTGGTGGAGCGATCGGAGATGTATTAACAGTGAATGGAGCTGGAACAGGTTTAGAATGGAGTGCTCCAGCATCAGGTGGAGTAAGTTCTATTAGTTTTGGATCTACGGGTTTAACCCCTAATACAGCTACCACAGGTGTTGTAGGTGTCGCAGGAACCTTAGTTGTTGGTCATGGTGGTACAGGATTAACTTCTTATACTATTGGAGATATTGTTTATGCAGATACAGCTTCTACTTTAACTCAATTAAATGCAGGAACAGCTACTCATGTATTAACTTCTAACGGTCCAGGTGTAGCACCTTCATATCAAGCAGTATCTGGTGGTGGTGGAGGTAAAATGGTATCTACAGCTTCAATTCAAGGATGGAAAGAAGCTACGACAGGCTTTGGTGTTCCTATGGCAACATGGGGTGCTGGAGGTAGTGGAACAGGTGGAAGAAAAGATTTAGGTTTTTGGGTAGCTCCTTTTGATTGTACTATTGAAAGTTTTGAAGCAAGATGGGGTCACAATGTAGCTTTTAGTAATGGTGGAAATAATCCAATTATTGGTTTATATAAAATAACTGACGCTGCTTGGGATGGTGCTTTAGATATTGGAAATTCTGGAAGCTGGGGTTCAGCTTTACAAAGTGTTACTATTCCAAATACAGGCGCTACAAATGACTACTGGAGACTTGAATCTAGTGAAGCATCAGTTTCTCTATCTGCAGGAGATGCTATTGCAATTTTTATGGACGTTACCGCAACTGGTAGTTCAGATGCAGATAGTGTTATATGGCTATTTGTTAATTATACTTATAGTTAAAAAAAAACAATAATTAAATTTAATCAAATGAAAATTAAAGAAGAACAATTAACTAAAATTAAATCACAACAAGAACAATTAAACAATTTAATAAATCAAATTGGTGTATTAGAAGCTAATAAGCATGGGTTACTTCATGAAATGGCTGGAGTAAACCAAGATGTAGAAAAGTTTAAAAAAGAATTAGAAGAACAATACGGTGCTGTTAATATTAATTTAGAAGATGGTACTTATACTAATATTGAAGTAGATAAAGCAGAACCAGCATTAGCAGAGTAATCATGGACAATGTTATTAGAAAGATCAGTATTGGATCTGATTATAAGAACGAAGCTATGCATTATTCTGTAAGTCAACAAGTTTACGGAGGTCATGTTATTTGTGATATATTACATGAAGAAGAAGATAACTCATATAATATATTTATTAAGAAAAACGAGGAAGTTATTCCATGGAAGAAGTTTAATTCCAATATGGCTATCTCTGTAGAATACGACTTAGAATATTAATGCAAGCTTTATATAAATTCCTAGTTGAACCTATTGGAGAAAGATATAACAACGTTATAAAAGTAGGGGAAAAACAACTTATTATCAATACTAAAATAGAAACGTTTAAAGCAGTAAATAAAGTAGCTAAGGTAACACAAATACCTAAAAACATTATTACTAATATAAACGTAGGAGACATAGTTATTATTCATCATAATGTCTTTAGAAAATTCTATGACATGAAAGGTCGAGAAAAGAATAGTAAGTTATATTTTAAGGATAATAAATATTTTGTAGAATTAGATCAAATATATTTATATTACCAAGATGATAAATGGAATACTTTAGGAGATAGATGTTTTATTAAACCCTTAGCAACTCAAACGCAGAAAGGTATACTAAGATATGGTAATCTTAATTTAAAGTCATTAGGAATAAAAGAAAATGATATTGTCTACTATAAACAAAACAGAGAATTTGAATTTGTGGTAGACAATGAATTATTATATTGTATGAAATCAAAAGATATATTAGTGAAAGATGAACGTCAAGGAAACGAAGAAGAGTATAATCCAAGCTGGGCAACTAGCAGTGAAAGAACTAATAAAGGTTGCTCAAGAACCAATTGTGGACACGGGAGAAGATGTGTCTGCGGACCGACTCAAGAATGCTGCTGCAACAAAGAAGTTAGCGATATTTGATGCTTTTGAAATTCTTCACAGAATAGAAGAAGAAGAAAATATATTAGAAGGTAAAACTAAAGAAGAAGTTAAAGAGGAAAGATCTTTTAAGGGTTTTGCGGAAGGGCGTAGCAAATGAGTTATGAACAAACGCTTTGGAAGGAAGTTAAAGATGTTATAAATCCTAAGATTTTAAAAAAGGAAAATAGATTAAAGAGATGGGAATATGGTTATAACTCTGATTATGATTTTGTTGTTATAAGTAAAACAGGTAAAATTGGACAGATTATTGAAATTCAAAACCTCCGTATTGCATTACCAGCAGAGTATGAACCGTTTAAACGAAGCGAAAATAAAACGGAACAATATTGGGAAAAACAAGAATACCCAAAAGAATTAGCTAGAATTAAAAGCAGATTTGATTGGGAAGAATACCCTAGGGATTTTAAAGAAAAATGGTTTGATTACATAGATGAAGAATTTAGAAAAAGAGAGGAAGGGTATTGGTTCTATAACAATGGTATTCCTACTTATATTACAGGTACTCATTACATGTATTTGCAGTGGTCAAAAATTGATGTCGGATCCGCTGACTATAGAGAAGCAAACAGACTCTTCTTTATATTTTGGGAAGCATGCAAGGCAGATGATAGATGTTATGGGATGTGCTATCTTAAAAACAGACGGTCTGGATTTTCTTTTATGTCCTCAGCTGAACTTGTCAACCAAGCCACAATATCTTCAGATGCCAGATTC